CTGCTACAAGTGGCATTAGCTCTGACTGGGATGCACCTAGTGCGTATCCATCATTTGTATTCCCAGAATAATCATATACTGGTAATCCGCTTAATGCTGAGTATGAAACACCGTTATCCTTTAAGTCTTGATATGTTGCAAAATTTGACATAAGGCTAGTATATGATCCTACCGTGCCAGATCTTACTTCATCTAACATGAAAAATGATATGGGCTTATCTTGTAAGACTGTGTATTTGTATGACATGTCTTACGCCTCTTCTAGTGCTTTAACTCTCGCTGTAAGCTCTTGAACTGCTTTTATTAATGGGGATATAAATTCTTCATATCTTAGTGCTTGAGTATCATCTTCTCTTAATACCCAACCTCCGAAATCTTCTACTCCAGCATCATCTAATACTTGTTTTACATCCTGTGCAATTAGCCCATAGTGCGTTCTTTTACCTGGAAGCTCTGATGGAACCATCTCTCCATCTTCATTTGGTATATACTCAATTGTTCCAACATTATATTTATAACTTACTGGGGTAAGTGCATTAATAAAATCTAGACCTAGATCTGTCGGGGTAATTGTATTTTTTAAATTTCTATCTGAAGTAACCTGAGTAGATGTTTGAATAAACATATTACCAGTTGCTATTACTGATCCAATATACATTGTTCCAGTTGCGAAAATATCTTTCCAGTATCTTGCTCCACCGCTTGTTGCGTCTTTTCCAAGATTGAATGAGCCTGTAGAGTACGGATACCATGTAGAGTTAACACCAGAAGTTGATGTGTTAGGCATTACCAAAGATATTGCTGAGCTGATATTAGTCAATGAAGGAGATGTTCCTGCTGGGCCTTGAGGTCCAGTAGCTCCTGTTGCTCCGTCAGCTCCACGAGGAATTGTAAAGTCTAACTTAACAGCTGAGGATGTTCCTGAATTTGTTACAGAAGCATTTGTTCCTGCTGCACCTGTTGTTGTTGAGTTTACAGTAATTGTTGCTGCCGCATCGCCCTTTGGGCCTGTTGCACCTGTTGCACCTGTTGCACCTGTAGGTCCAACTATTGATACCCCACTTGGCCACAAGTTATTTGCTTTGGGTCCAAAAATTGTATTTGTAGATGTATTTATATAAAAATCGCCATTTGAGCCATTTGAAGAAATTGGATTTATAGAGCCATTAAGTACACTGTTACCACCCAAACTTGTTCCAGTTCCCCAACTTGAACTAGTCTTTGGTCCAAAGATTGCGTGGCTTGTTGTATTGATATAAAAATCTCCATCAATTCCTGTTCCGCTTGATGGATCTGAAGTTCCATTAAGTACACTATACCCACGCTCTCCCTGGACTCCCTGTGGTCCTGGGTGTGCTGCTATATACGAAGCAATGTCTTCACCTAGTGCGCCAAGATCTCTTGGGACATCTGGTGAGTCTGAATAGCTTGGAAAGCGCCATCCGTTGATACCTGTTGTACTCATTTTTTAATTATACCACCACTTCTTTATTTCTTTTAAACATAAAGGCTGGACACATATACTTGTATCCTGAAATGATTTCAGTTGACTCATGATAATATGGCCTAACTGATGGGAATATCAAGATACTGCCTGGCTCTGGCTTAAAGTTTATACCCTGTTCTTTAAATATAACATCTCCACCTTCGAAATCATCATTAAGATACAAAACTATAGATGCTGTTAATCTTGCCTCATCATCATCTTCTTCGCAATCAATATGTGGACCCATCTTCCCCCCAGGATGATACTTGCGTATTGTTATCTCGTCTGGCAACCAACCCAAGTCTTTATGTACAGTCTCTGCGTAATCTTCAATACATAAATTAATGGCTTCATGAATTTCTTTAATAATCATCCATGAGTCTTTATGTTGTGATAGGTCATAGCCTATCCGATATCCACCAGCTTTATACTCACCAAATATATCATTCGGATCTGTGCTAGATACCCATGGAGCCCAGTTGCTCAGTGAATTATTATTCTCTAGAACTAAATCTAAATCTTCTATCTTCTGTATAAGCGCAGCAGGATCTTTAATCATTTTTTTATAATAATATAGTTCTCCTGAAAGCTGTTTTTTAATAATCATTATTCTCTACCTTTAGGCATAGATGGCTTTCCTTCTGGAGTTGCCCATTTTTTATATAACTCTTCTTGTTCTGCACGAACTACTTTTAACTCATCTTCCCAAGCCTGTCTCTGCTCATCTGTGTATGTGCAGCTAGCATCATCCCAGAATGACCCAATCGTATATCTTATTCCACCCTTGACTGTAGTGACCATATGCTCTCTTGTATGACCTCCAGCAAAGGCGGCCATCAATCCAACTTCTGGCTTTATGTCTATATCGCTATCTTTAAATTTAAGATGTCCACCTGAAAAATCATCGTTGAGATAAATAAAAACAGCATACTTGCTTCTCTGAAAAGCTGTTGGGTTTCCATGCTCATCTGAATTATCTGAATGATAGTCTGCAAATGCACCATCTGTCCATCTTTGTGCATGATAGCTAACTTCAGTAAGATCAAAGCCTAATAGCTCTTCAGTAGCCTTTTGCATTTTTAATTTAAGCTGTTGAAAAAAGTCTGGCTCTAGTCCAAACAATTTTAATCTATCATCTGATGGCCAGTAGCCCATTGCTTGTGACCCATAAAAAGAAATATCATTCCATTTCAAAACTTTATTATCTACAAGGTAGTCGAAGTATTTTATTACAGCATTACATGTAGACTCATCTAAAAAGTTCTTAACTAGAAAAAACTCATCTCTTATGGGTAGACTCATGATTCATATCCTAAGTGTTTTCTATCTGAATATTTCATATTTTTAGGATTTTCTTTTTCAATTCTTTCCCATTCCATCTTAGACCATCTATATGCTCCAAAATGTCTTTGATTATCTAGCCATTCTTTTGTGCCATCAAAGTAATGTTGTATGAAGTTTCTAATAAAGAATTTTTCACCATTCTTAATAACTCGTACGCCATGGAAATATGGGTCTGTTGAAGGAAATACAAGTATGTCTCCAGCCTTCGGCTTGTATGGATAATATACATCATCAATTACAAACTCAATATCTCCACCCTCATAATCGTCATTTATATATGTTGTACATGTCAAAAGAAATTTAGGGCCAGGCATATCTCGCTCTGAGATAATATAGTCAGTATGATACTGCATTGTCATTTCATTTCTCATAGTATCAATATTTGAATTATATTTAGAGAAAGATGATGTCATCAACTTTGATGTTGGAGGAAGATCAATATTGTATGTGTTTATATAATCTTCAATTGCAGTATTATATGCCTCATAAACTCTATCAGAAAGATGTTTTTCTTGATCATACATTTCGCCAAATTCTCTAGGCTCATTATCGTCATGCTTTTGTTGCGAGTATGTGCCAAATATAGACCACTGGTCCCATGTACGAAGATAATACTTTCCTTCAGATGTTCTTTCTGACCTCTTCATAATGTCATATAAATTATCAGCATCTGGCAATAGCCCCTGATAAATTCTTACATTTGGAAGCAACTCAAATGATGTATACTCATATTTATTTGTCATCTTCTAACCCTAACTTTTCTATAGTCCAGAAGAATGGAGCAGTGTATCTGGTTCCACTCGTAATCTTTGTAACCCCGTGAATATAGTTTTTATCACCTGGGAAAAAATAAGCAGCTCTAGGCTTTGGTTTAAACTTTATATTTTGTAATGGGAAAAACAGCTCCCCACCTTCATAGTCATCATTAAGATAAAAAACTGTTCCAATATCATACCAAGGAAACTCATTTGGAGTTCCAGCATCTGGGCCTTCATGTAATTCTTTATCTGCATGTGGAAACTGCATAGCCCCCACTGGCCATCTTACTATTGCTGCATCTGTTGGTGCTGCTTCTACCTTAAACTTTTCTCTAATATGAGGGGTCATTCTTTCTATAACTCTATCAAGAATTCTTACAACTTCTCCTGTTGGATCCGCCTTCATCAGAGTGTCTTTTGTTGCTACTCGATCTTCCCAGACCCTGTGGTCATAAATTATATTACCGTTCTCATTCCACTGAGATTCTGTAATATCCCATGTTGTATTATTTTTTGCAAAAGTCAATAAATAATGCTGTTCTTCTGGAGTAACCATATCTTCTAGCTCAACCACATTATCTGGTGAATTGCCGAAATATCCTGACGGCGTAATTGATTCTCTTGCGTATCTTGCTCTCTTAGTATACTCCATTTTTACCTATTCGTATTTCTTAAGTGATCTGACGGTTTGCTTATATGCCCCGCCATCTTTAGTTCTAAACTTTTTAGCCTGTGCATTATGTCTTTCCTGTAATGATGCTAAGTCATGAAACCTAGGTTCCATTCTCCAGTCTTCCCTCTTATAAGGAATGAGTTGTAGATAAGGGGTTCCCTTTGGGATTTTACCTTCAAAACCTTCTCTTAAAAAGAATGGAATCAGTCCTGGTGTATTCATCTTATCATTATCTATTATAGCAGAGGTAGTTATAAACGGTAAATCAAATCTATTTATTGGATTAATATACAGTACGCTATAGCCATCTGGAACCTCTGGTGCCCAGTTGGGATACCAGTGGAAGTGGTTTGCTGAATATCCGTGTGGAACTGGAAATTCATTCATCGGTGCTCTTGCTCCTACAAAGTCTTCATAACCAGCCTCTGTAGTAACAGAAATATCTCCATTGCTCATTCTTGTAAAAGTAATATCACATGGAGTAACATAAAAATATCCAGTTATGAATATATCTAGCAGTCCTGGACAAGATTTAAAGCTTCGTACAAAGCCTCCTTCAGCATTAGGCCAATACTCGCCTGTTGCCTTATTTAACTCAAATTTATCAGCTTGCTTAAACCATTCTGGAGTCATATTCTTTGCTGGCTTAGGTTGATAATCTTCGCTTATTATATTGTAAAGTCTATTTGAATGAAATTTAATTTTATTACTCATTTGTTTTTAACCTTATAGTTTTAAGTTCGTGTTCACCGATTTTATTTCCTCGGTGATCTGTTGCATTTCTATAAAACCCTGCCCACTTGCCTTCTTTATTTATTTTTTCAGCAGTTTCACCATATTCTCTTCCATCGAATGGAGCACCTACATAATTCTTACCGTCATGCAAATTAATCTCAGAGTTATTTAAATCCTTTAATGTAATCGGAAGGATTGCTCCAACTGGGACCCCAGCTGGTATAGTTATAATTTTTCCAGGTGTAGTTATCTTCCATACAATAGGCACTTCTCCTGAAAAGAATGATGTTGTCAATAAAGTAGTAAAAGCCTGAGCCCCATTTACAAACTGATTTGGTACAGGCATAATTAAAGTTGTTGTGTCTTTTTCAGTTTTGAATGTAAGTCCAGTTCTAAAGCTAATTGTTCCGTTTGCTCTATTTGTATGACAATATTTTTCACCACTTAATACTTTGACATGATCTGGGCTACTATCGGATATGCCATCCCATATAAAAGAAATATCTTCAGGAAAAGATATGCCCCACCCTAACTGGTTTGCAAGACTTACTGGGAAACAGTTATAGGCATGTCTATCAACAGTGTAATCCATCCAGTCTCTTTTTACTGATAATTGAGATATGGTTCCTGGGAATTTTTCTGCCTTATAGACATCTATTTTATGCATATCCCTCTGTATACCTTTTTTCAATTTCACGATAATCTGGAGTGTGTGGAGCTTCTAAGTAATCTAGCATAGTTACTATTGAATATTTTGTGCCGCTGGTAACTGGAAGAGAAGCATGTGAAAATAAATATGTAGATGGAAATAAATACAAATCTCCAGCTTGTGGCTTAATCTTTAGCCCTAGTTTATCGAAATACAACTCTCCGCCCTCGTAGTTATCGTTTAAATAGCCAACTGAGGACAGTACACATATGTAGGAGTATCCGTGATCTGAATGGACTTGGAAATGTTGGCCTGGTCCATATTTAACAAAATTGAACGACTCCCAATAATTTAGTGGGGCAACGTTATATCTTTGTCTATAGTCTTCAACTGGACCTAACTGTGATGCCTTCGCATCCTCCCATATTTTTTCTAACTTGAGTTGATCTACACTTTTGCCAGAGTCGTCTTCGACATTCTTTTTAATTTTAAAGTCAAACGCATCTCTATATTTTAGATCGCTATTTGCATATCCTGTAGTAGCCTGCTTCCACTTATATGTTGCATGAGGAGCATCAGAGTAACCTATACCTTCAGCATTAGGATCAGACGATAGACACTCTTCAAGTCGATTAATTAAATCCATTCCCTCTGTAAACGTATTTCTATACACAAGCACTCCTGGTGCTAATAGCTCTGGCTGATTCATTTTTTCTCCTATATTCTCATTATATATAATTACTGCGATTTAGTCAATCAACTTGTTTAAATCAAAACGATTTTTCTTTTTATCTATTGCTACAAGGCTTGATTTATAAAGATCTTTTGTCCAGAATGTGGTATGGGTGTACCTATTACCCTCTGTAATTTGTTTAATGCCGTGCATATTATTTATATCTCCACTAAATATCAAAAGCATCCCAGCCTCTGGCTTAATAGAAAATTCGTTATGCTGAGGAAAGAATAACTCTCCTCCTTCAAAATTATCATTAAGGTATAGCATAGATGTATATAGTTTATTAGTAAATAGCCTTTTATACTCTGATATATTTTTTTCATCAAAAAAATATTTACACTGCTCTGGAACTAGGTTTATATCTATTGAGCTAATATCGAAATTAGGATCTATAAAATCAACATGGGGTTCCTGTAGGTGAGGATAATACCATTTAACAATTTCCCATAGTTCGCTATATATTTCAAAATCAGGTTTAAAAAAGTCCTCAACCTGTTCTTGCATTTTATTTTGAATTGGAACAACAAGCTTAAATAAATCCTTATAGTTTTCCATACCTTCTCTGTATAACTCATTAATTTCTATTCTTCTATTATCCCAATGCTCAGCTGCTGATTTATAGTCAGCATCTGTTTTAAATGTCTGTCTTTGTCTATTATGTTTTGACCATAACCCAGAGCTTTCTGAATAATTTATGAGCCAATCACATTCTTCTTTTGATATAAAGTTTTTAATTACTCTACATTTTGGAGAATCTAAGTCTTGTATTATCATCTTAGCCAACTTGCTATTGAATACCTAGTTCCAGAAGTAACTGGTGTAACTCTATGTCTATATGCATATGATGACGGAAACATTATGAAATCTCCAGCCTCTGGCTTATATTTAATGCCGAATGAAGGGAATTCTATTTCGCCACCTTCGTAGTCATCATTCAAATAGAAAACTGTGGAAGCTCTTCTAAATGTTGCTCCTGCATCATCAATATGAAGATCAAACTTGCCTCCAGTTGCATACTTCAGGATCTTATATGGCTGATGTACCTTAAACTTAATATAATAATCTTCTTCATAATCTTTTTCAATAACAGAAAATATATCATTCAGCATATTTGAAAAAAACTTAATTTCATCTGGATCAGAATCTCTACATATCACTGGAATATCTATCGATATAGTATTTCTATAAGAACTGTCTAAAGACTTATTCCCATCGTTTGCATCCACAACATATTCTGATTCCCAGCTTAAATTATTTAACATATATAAATTTTTGATTATGTCTGACTGATCTATTTTATAAATAGTTATTCCTGGGGCAAGAGTCTTTTTTATCACATGAACAACCTATGGTACGGTCTTATAAACCATTTTGGTGTTATAGGATTTTCATAAAGCTTCCATATGATAGCAAAAGCATATGTTGTATCATCAAATGACTCTGAGTAATCTTCTCCATTTTTGATCAAAAAAGTGTTATTTTCATATTTGCCATTTAGATATGTAATGCTTTGACAAAAAGCATCTTTATCTAGATTGGCTGATTTAAT